AGCTGGCTGGAGTCGCCCGAGGCAGATTGCGCCCTTTCGCCACCGCTCTTTGCAAGCGACATCAGATATGCGACTGCAGCACCGATGAAGTTCGGCAGTCCAAGCTCAGCCTTAACCGTGATCTTGCCGCCTGCGATCTTGCTGTCATCGTCGTGGCGCGAGATTTCGCCCGACAGCTCGACAGTGGCAAACTTGGAATCGCAGAGGTCGTAGTAGTTCAGGACATCGAGAGGGTTCTCGCAGGCGTGGAAGCCACTGTCGCACGCAGAGACGCGGCCTTCATGGATGTACGTCTCGCCAACCTTGTATTGGAAGTCTCGGCACTTCCAATCAGGACCAAAGGCCTTGAATGCGCTGATAGTGGCTTCGGCCTTGTCGGCTTTTGCAGTCTTCTTGTCTGCCATCACATCTCCAGGTAGAGGCTCTGTAGAGCCAGATAGGAGAGCGATGTGATGGGCGGGCAGGGCTTGATTCCTGCTATCAATGTCGGCGCTCCTAGTGCGCTCCTCTGGGCTTTGTTGGCGCTCCAGATGCCCTGCGTGTCCTTCCACGCCGCCGCCCATCACATCACTCTCACCTCACACCACTCAGCCAACCTGGCCACCCCCCTGTCACTGCTTCCTGTCCGACTTCGCCTCTCGTGTCGCTAGAGGCTTGGGGGGTTGTGGTGTTGATGGAGAGATTGAACCACAGTTCAATTAGAAATGCAACTGTAGTTCAACGAGGGGCGGCGGAGAGTTGTAACTACAGCTCAGTCTGCAGCAGAGCCGCTGAGACGAGCAGCGAGCGGGGATAGAGCCTTGCGCGGGAGTCGCTGGGTCAGCTGATGTGGCGCTCAAACTGGTGGCTAGAGCCTCAGGAAGACGCCCATGAAAAAGCCGCCTCGAGGGGCGGCTGTTGCTGTGATCGACAAGTAGATTCTCTAGCTGGACTTTGGCAATCGCTTTTGTAGGGCAGTGTGGCCAGCTTTTATTTGCGACGCCTGGTCGGCAATCGCCTTTGACAACGTCGACACCAGAGACTGGAGTGTGTCAGTCGAGAGACTTATGGTGGCCACAGCAATGATCTGACCATTGGGATTCGTGTTCCCCAGCGTTACATGCGAAACGAACGGTCCGATATCTACCTTGAGCGCACGATCGACCAAAAACAGTTGATGAGGGTTGTTTAATGCAAAAGCCTCCATCTGGGCTTGCATCTCAGGAGTAGGGGTGTCTGACATGGTGCTTCAATCAATCAAGGGATTAGGGTGCGTTCGTCAGAGAATGGGACGGCATAGAGTGCCTCATCAGAGGTATCTGCAACTTCCTCGGCAAGCTTTGAGTATGAGATGAGACCAACGCGCAGCGCACAATCAAAGGCATGTGCGACCTTTATAAGCATCTGAATTGAATGCTTGCCATAGGTCGGGTCTTCAAGGCGCGCGATGGCCGACTGCCGTGTCCCAAGTAACTCGGCCAAGTCCTTCTGACTTAGATTTCTAGCTCTGCGATTCGATGCAATCTGCCATGCGATGTCTTGCTCAACAGTTGCCTCCATGTAGGCCTTCCGCTCTTCATCAATGAGCCAGTCCGGGTGTCCGGAAATTGCTGGCGGCTGTCCCAGTGGGGGTATTGGTGGCTGAAAGGCAGGAACATGTTCTCGCATCCCAAGATTGACGGACGTCGACCATCCTGCGCTTTGCTGTGTCCGAGCAATCGGCGGAGGGAGGGTCATACTGCCCGTCGCGCTCTGTGCCGTAGTTTGTAAGAACGAAGCATTTGTGCTCATCATCATGTTCGCCGTAAATCCGCCATTGAGTGCGGTTTTCGTCTTTAAAATGTATCACATAAATGTGATCGCGAAGAGGGGACGCTTGAGGGCGACTCCAGGCGTCCCGAGGCTTTGCAGCCAGATGCTCGAGAGTACGTTTGAGGTTCTGCCTCGCCTTTGGGCTCAAGTTTTTGAGCCACTCAATGATGATGTTGTTGCCCTTCTCATCAACATAGCAACGGAATGACCAGGGGCCGCGCCAAGGTGGTTTGGGCGGAGGTGCCGGCTTTTCGCTGCGCTTTGCTCGCTTTCGCATGTCTTCTCCCCCCTCCCTCCAGAGGGTTCGTTAGTGCCTGAGTCTGGCTACCAATGACTCTTGATCTTCCGCCGCGGCACGGGATGAGCAACGTAGTAGATCCAATCCACATCTTCAAACCGGTAGTGCAGGACGGCAGTGCTGTTGTAACTCCCGAAGCGATAGGCCCCTCGCCGGGACAGCAAGCGCTTGATCATGGTCTGTCCGCCTGAGAGACGGACCAATACGTCATCCTCCAACTCGGGCTCAGTGCCTGGTTCCACCAGCGCGAAGTCTCCAGGCGTGTACTTCGGGATCATGCTTTCCTCGGATACCTCAACGAGGAAAGCGTGAGGATCAGGGCTCGCGACCAAGCCGTACTGGTCAGTAACACCCACTGGATGGTCCCCATCAGTCCAGATCCGCGACGCTAGGCCACCAGCGCCCTTGCCGACCACCCAGATGCGATGCGGCTTCGCAGGGTCTACAGGGATCGCCCCTTCGGGCAGTGTGACGAGGCCATCGTTTGCGTCATTTGATGCAGGCAATTCCATTTGCCCGTCGCCTGTGGCAAGCCAAGCACTACTGACGTGCAAGTACTCGGCAATCTTCTTGCAGTTCGCGGCTTCCATGTCCTTCGTCTCGCCCCGGACGATCTTTCGGATGCCTTGATAGGACATGCCCACGGCCGTCGATAGCGCAGAGATCGACACAGACCGAGCCTTCATTGCGGCATCGAGCCGTTCGCCTAGTTCAACCATGGTTGAATGTTGACAGGTTGCAATTGAACTGGGGTTGCATAACGAATTGAACTGTGGTTCAATGACTCATGCTCAAGTCAAAGGCCATTGAACTGCTCGGAGGCACTACCGCTGCCGCCGCCGATGCCGTTGGCATCTCGTACCAAGCAGTGGACAAGTGGCCCGACGTTCTTCCCCCGCGGATCGCTGACCGCGTTCTGGCGGCGCTGGCGCGCAAGCGGTTCCCGGACCTGGTGGACACGTCGCCCGAACCCGAGGCGAAGGTGGCCTAGGCCATGAAGCGCGTAATCCTTCCCCTGTTCCTCATCGTCGCCGGCGCTGCATTGGCGACCGTCGGGGCGGATACCGATGACATCCGCCGCATGGTGACAGGGCTCATCTCGATCGGCTTGGGTCTCTTCGGTCTCTACAGGGCCTGACCCATGGCCGCCCACCTCCTCACCGCCTGGTTCGTCCTCGTCGTCCTGCTCATGTATGTGAGCGGGGCGTTCCAGGACTGCGGTGGGGAGGAGTAGGGCGCTGTTCGGGTGGTTCATGCCGCCTATTTTTTTGCCCCCCATTGATAAGAGCTGAGAAGCACTGAAACAACATGGTCTCACCCGTTATCACCAGTTCTCAAGACGGCGCGAAGGAACAGCTCACGCTCGACTTCGTGCCCGGCCTGCTTGAGCGGTTCCGTTCCCTGCGCGAGTGCGTGGGCGCTGGCGTCTACCAGCGCGGTCTCGGCCGCGTGGCGATCGATCTGGACGTCGCGCCCGGCAACCTGTCGGTGCAGATCAGCGACGACCCATCGCGCAAGTTCAGCGTCGACAGTCTGGAGCGCTACATCGAGAAGACGGGCGACAACACGCCCATCATGTACCTGATCGAGAAGTTCCTGGCGCCCGACGCGCGCCCGAAGAACGCTCACGAGGTGCAGGAGATCCGCAACCAGCTGGCGCAGGCGATGCGCAAGCTTGAGGCGCTGGGTGGGGCGCAATGACCGACTGGCTCAACCGCTGCCACTTCGGCGACTGCCGCGAGGTCATGGCCGACTGGCCCTCCGGCATCGCCGATGTCTGCGTCACCGATCCGCCCTACGGCGATACATCGCTGGAATGGGACCGTCGCTGCGAGGGCTGGATGACGCAGGTCGCCCGCGTGCTGAAGCCTGCAGCATCGATCTGGGTCTTCGGCAGCATGCGCTACCTGGCCACGGTGTTCGAGGAGATGGAGGCCCACGGCTTCCGTTACGCCCAAGACGTCGTATGGGAGAAGCAGAACGGCACCGGCTTCCACAACGACCGCTTCCGCCGCGTGCACGAGCATGCGATCCAGTTCTATCGCGGGCAATGGGGCGAAGTCTTCAAGGCGCCGCAGTTCACGATGGATGCCGTTGCGAAGACTGTGCGGCGAAACACCAAGCCCACCCATACCCGTGCCATTGCCTGCGGCGACGCGAGCAGCTATGTGAGCCACGACGGCGGCCCGCGCCTGCAAACCAGCGTGCTCTACGTGCCGAATGAGCACGGCCGCGCCGTCCACCCCACCCAGAAGCCGCTGGCGATCCTCTCGCCGCTGTTGCGCTATTCATGCCCGCCGGGTGGCATCGTGATCGATCCGTTCCTGGGTAGCGGCTCGACAGGTATCGCGGCCGAGATGCTCGGCATGCGATGGGCTGGGGCTGAACTCAATCCAGCATGCCGAGCGATACAGGAAAGCCGGACTCAACAACAAGACCTGATGCTGGAGGTTGCGTGACCCCAGCGCTCAATCAAGACATGGTCGACGGCATGGACGACATGGCGGCTCTTCCTCACGCCCGCAGCACCGATCCTTCGAGTTCGCATGAGGCCGCGTCAGGGGTTAAGGGCGCGACGGCTCATTTGGCGCTCATCGTGCTGAACTGCCTGAAGGAGTGCGGCCCTCAAACCACTCACGAGATCGCCGAACGGACAGGGTTGACGGTCGTCACAGTCTCGCCACGGATCAAGCCTCTTCGCATTGCCGGTCATGTTCGTGATTCTGGATTGCGTCGGGATAAGCGCAGTGTTTGGGAGGCGGTCTGAATTTCTACAAGCGCTATCCGGCCGACTACGGCCGCAAGACTGCCCGGCTCACGCTGGCGCAGCATGGCGCATACACGCTTTTGCTCGATGAGGTCTACACCTCGGAGTCGGGTTTGCCTGCCGAAATGGAAGAGCTCTACCGGATCTGCCGGGCCATGACGAAGCTTGAGCAGGAAGCAGTGCGCGTCGTGGCTGATCGCTTCTTTCCCATCGCAGAAGACGGCCTGCGGCACAACAGCCGCGCAGCTGAAGAAATCCAGGATGCTGCGCCGGCCATTGAAGCCGCACGCGCCAACGGAAAGAAGGGCGGAAGGCCTCGAAAGGAAACCCAGCAGAAACCCAGTGGGTTTTCGCCAGGTAACCCAGCTGAAACCCAGACCGAACCCAACTCAAAAGCTCCTCAGAGCTCAGATTCTTCTTCACTTCGTTCAGAAGAGTCCGCGCGAAAGCGCGCGATCCCTCGACCTGAGGAAGTCTCGGAGCAGGTCTGGGGGGACTGGCTGGCTCTCCGGAAGGCCAAGCGGGCGCCGGTCAGCGAAACCGTGCTGGCCGAGGCTCGGCGCGAGGCTGACAAGGCCCGGCTGGATCTGCAGCGATTCCTGGAAATCTGGGTCGGCCGTGGCTCTCAGGGGCTGCAGGCCGACTGGTTGAAGGCTCACGAACTCGCGCCGACCGGCGCTGAGCCGTCATGGCGCGCAGAGCAGCGGTCACGCACGCAGCAGGCCGCGCCAGGGGTTGCTGCCGCAGCTCCTGCATCTCAATTTTTCATCGAAATGGAGGCCCGCGATGTCGCTCCCCGCGCTTTGGGTTGACCGCATCTTTGACAAGCTGACGCTGACCTACGGGCAGTCGTTCCTTCGCCGCTGGCAGGACATCGATCTGAACGCCGTGAAGTCGGACTGGGCGCACGAGCTCTCCGGCTTTGAACGCTTCCCGAAGTCCATCGCGTGGGCGCTGCAGAACCTGCCGCCAGAGAAGCCCCCGACGGTGCTGGAATTTCGGAACATCGCCCGCCGTGCGCCGGAAGAGGAGCAGCCGCGCATCGAGCACTCCGCAGCGGGCAAGGAGCGCATCGCGTCGGAGCTGGCGAAGCTCGGCCCGATCTTGGAGCGCACTAGGCCGGCGGGGGACTTCCTCGACTGGGCGCGGCGCATCGTGGCGCGCCATGCCGGCGGCGACCGGATCACGCGCACGCAACTGGCGATGGCCCGTGAAGCGCTGGGAGAGGGAGCATGAGCCACAGCCTGATCCTCCTGCGGCTGCTGGCCAGCGGCCAGCCAATGACCGTTCCCCAGATGGCCGACTTGTCCGGCCTGACCATGCCTCAGGTGATGTGCGCCATGGCGGTGCTACGAAAGAACAAGAGCATGCGGTCGCTCGATCTTCCATACCAGATCACCAGCGACGGTCTGGCGTGGCTCGGGGCGCGTGAGGCGAAGGCTATGGGGCGCCCGGCCGCCGTCAAGTCTCCGGGGCGCATCGGTCGGCCGCCACTGCCGGAGGAAGTCCGGGTTCAGCGCGAGATGGCCCGGCGCAAGAAGTTGGTGGCTGATCGGAGGCTGAAGCGCCAGCAGGAACGAGCCCGAATCCGCGCGGCGGAGGCGGAACATGCAGAGAGGATTCGTATTGCCGAGCTCGCTGATGAAACCTTGGCGCAGGCGCGCAGCTCGCGCTCGCCGCTTGAGATGGCATGGGGAGGTGTGCATGCATGACGAGCTTGGAACGCGAACTGGAGCACTTGGCGCGGAACTCGAGATGGCACCCGAACTGCGCGGAGTACTGCATGGCCAAGGCCAACTGGCTGGCGCAGAAGCGGCAGGAGGAGTTCGAGAAGCTGCCGGCGCTGCTGGCGGCGAAGTTGAAATCTTCCGCTTCGGCGGCGTCTGGCACGCGCGCCGGCAAATCCTCAACGGTCGGCTCGTGATGGGCATTGGGTACACGAAGGCCCTTGCAGTCGCGGATCTCGAATCTCAGTGGAGCATGGCATGACAGCGGTAGCCCTCATCAACCCCCAGCAGGCCCACAGCGCCATGACAGCCATGTTCTGGGACACCATCAAGCCCGGCACGATGGCCGGGCACCGCTACCGGCTGGTGCTCAAGGAGGAGACGCGCAGGGAAGGGCAGAACGCCCACTTCCACGCGATCATTGCTGACATCGCAAAGCAGGACCAGCTGCACGGGAAGAAGCTTGATGCGGAGTCCTGGAAGCGCCTGCTGATCGACGCCTTCAAACACGAGACGCGCGACGACCCGGCGCTCTCGCCCGAATGGGACAAGTTCGGCGAGCTGCAGCTGCTGCCCGCGCTGAACCATGCGGGCTTCGTGGCAGTAGGCGAGCAGTCGCGCACATTCACCGTGCGCCTGGCTGCCGCTTTCATCGAATGGCTGAACGCCTATGCGGCCGAGCGTGGGATCACGCTGCACGCGCCGAAATCGTGGGGAGATCGTCCATGAAGCCCGGTGATCGACTCCACGACAACGATCCGCGCATGAAGCCGCGGGTGCTCACCATCGTGGGCAACGGGCTCGTGACGGAGCGCGGATTGATGAGCGTGCGCGCCAAGGATCTCGGTGGCCGCACGTTCTCCATTGCTGTGAAGCGCATTCACATCGACGGCAAACCGAGGCGCAGTGGGTTTGACCTGGAGGCGGTGCAGTGCTGAGCTCCACCCTCAAGCCCAAGCCCTGCGCTTTCTGCAAGTCGCTGTTCACCCCTGTGCGCTCGATGCAGGCTGTCTGCTCGCCAGTCTGTGCAGCCCGCAAGGTCAAGAGCGACAAGGCAGAGGAGCGCGCCAAGATCGTCACGCGAAAGGCTGCGCTGAAGCGAATCCCAGAACTGACTGCGGAGGCTCAGCGAGCCTTCAACGCCTTCATCCGGGAGCGTGATCGCCTTGCTGGGCATGCCTGCATCTCCAGCGGCCGCCCGCTCGACTGGACGGGAAATGCCGTCGACGCCGGCCATTACCGCTCAGTGGGAGCCGCATCGCACCTACGGTTCAACGAGGACAACTGCCACGCCCAGAGCAAGCACGACAACCAATGGCTGTCGGGGAATGCCGTGGACTACCGCATCAACCTAGTCCGACGCATCGGGCTGGAGCGCGTCGAAGCACTGGAGGCGGAAAACACGCCAAAGAAGTGGACCCGAGAGGAATTGATCGGCATCAAGGTTTCGTATGTCGCCAAGCTCAAGGAGCTAAAGAACATTAGCAAGGAGAAGGCATAAATGAAGACTACAGAAAACACCCCAACTGCTCACCTCCGATTCTTCGAGCACGTTCAAAACGGAGTTCGCGTCAAGGTGTTGCATCAACTCGTAAACCGCCCGGACGGTCTTACTTGTTTCTGGCAGGAAGTTCCAACCGAGGTCTTGGAGCCTGGTGTAGAGAGGACTGATGATGCACAGCGACTGTGAGTTCATCCTAGACGACCTCCTGAGCCGGTGGCATCACTGGATGCGAGAAAAGCCCCTCAATGGGGTAGATCGCCTGGATGACCCCGCCTTTCGCGATGCACAGAGCCGCAGCGGCTGGGATTCGGCTGATGACTTGCTCGACGGCCACTTGGAAGCCGTGAAGATGCAGGCCATCGACTTCCACGTTAGCGGGGATGCACGAGGGCAGGGCGGGATGCCTGAGCCCTACCGCGCGGCCATCTACTGCCTCGCTCGGAACTGCTACACGGGGCGGAAGGTATGGATGAGTCCTCGGCTACCTCGTGATCCCATCGAATGTGGCATTGTCATCATGGAAGCCCGTAACATGTTGACTCAACAACTTTTGAGGGCTGGGGTAATTTGATGGAAGCGGACATTTTCAACAAGTATGCGCTTGCCATAGTCGCAATCATCTCGATGATTGTTGGCCCACTTCTGCAGTGGCGCATAGCAAAGCGACAGGCAGATTTGCAGGAGCGTTTAGCCAAAAGGCAGGTCGCTGATAGCATCGCAGCGAGAAGGCAAGCGTGGATCAATGACTTGCGGGCTGACATCGCTAGGCTTCTGATGCTGGACGCCATGCTGACTGAGATTCAGCAGCATGAGAACGATGAAAAGTCCGAAAGCGAGAAGTCCAAAGAGCTTGAAGCTTACTTGGAGGCTCTACGCGAGTCGGAAGAGGTTACTCAGCGAATCGTGTTGCGCCTAAACCCGAAGGAGGATGCACATATTGAGCTGGAAGACTCGATGGAGGAGCTGGAGAGGATGAGCCAAAAAATTGATGGCAACTCCTCAGATCAAGAAAAGCAGGCTAGGAAGGACGTAAAGCGTAAGGTAATTGATCAGACGCGCGCAATCCTGAAGTCCGAATGGGAGCGGGTAAAGCGAGGAGAGGTGTGAGATTCTTGGTGGGTTACAACTCTCCTCTTGCATCTAGCACCGATGGTGCTATACTTCTCCTCAGTGGTAGCGCAGCCCGCGCAGCCCGAACCCCAAAAGGATGAACGGAAATGGAAAAGACCTTGGACCAGCTCAAAGTTGAAGCAGAGATCGGCAAGCTGATGGCTGAAACCGTCAAGCTCAACGCGGAAGCCGCCAAGATGATCCGGGAGCGCATGTGGTATCCGGCTGTAGTGATTGCCTCAGTGGCCGCAGCAGCAGTAGCGATCACCAAAGTCTTCCTCTAAATACCAAGCGGCCCGAAAGGGCCGTTTTCACATCCCCATGATTCCCTACGAAGCCCCCAGCACGACAGACCTGCAGCGCTTGAAGGAGCAACTCGGGTTCAGCGGTAATGACATGGCGGAGCTGGCAAGCGTTGCGGGCGGCCAGCAGTGGCGCAAGTACACCGGCGGGGTCGAGCCGCGTGGAATAAATCTGCACATGATGTTTTTCATCGCTGCCAGACTGGCGCTGCCTCCTGAACAACTGCGCCTGGTCGTGGAAAAGATGCGCGAGATCGGCGCGAAAATCTCGTTTGAAGATTTCGAGATGAAGGGCTTGCACGCCGAATCGGAATAGGGCATAGTTTCGGCCGTGGGGCGTTGGTGCGCCCAAAGCAAAGCCGCTTGGTAGCAATACCCAGCGGCTTTTTCGTTTTCGCCCGGCCGGTCCTCGCTGCACACAGCTTTCAAGCCGCAGATCGTGACCGCGCCGTGGCACCCCTTAGAGCAGACGTGGCTGGTAGTTCCAGATGGCGTTGATCGCTTCGATGGGGGGTCTATCCCACCCAGTGACAACACCGCCAGACGCATCTATTACTGCGAGCTTGTCATTCTTGTCCATGTGGATGATCACGCGGTTGTAAGCGTCTGCGGCCTCTAGTGCGGTGCTCACATAGAACAGCGAGTACTGGAACTGATGCCACTGGCCCAATGACCGGATTGCGTCCCGTACCGCGTCATAGTTTTGGCCAGGCGCCATTAGGTCATAGGCGATGAAGAGATTTGCCATTGCTGCCTCCTGTGGTTAAGGGAACTGGTTTGTAGTGTTTGGGGAGTAGAAAGTTCTTACTTTTATTTTCCCAAATCAAGGAAGTTTTCCCTCGTTTTCAAACCCGGCAACCAACTGACATGGCGGAATTCCTCTTCCGTCCGTGAAGGCCAAGCCGGCCCGTGCAGCCGTCGGGCAAGACGCCGCCTGCCAGCCAGCCGGGGGAGACCACCTGGGCGTCTTCCTCCCTCCCAGCCCTCGGCTGTGCTGTGCCCCCATTCAAGGATTCACCATGGCGCTCACACAGAAGCAGGAAGCGTTCTGTCTCGCGTACATGGAGACCGGGAACGCCAGCGAGGCCTACCGCCGCGCTTACTCCCCGACCACGACGAACCAAGCCACGATCAACCGCGCTGGCAAAGCACTACTGGATAACTCCAAGATCGCTACAAGGCTGGTAGAGCTTCGGGCACCCGTGGTGGAAGCCGCTGGCGTGACCTTGGAGGGCCATCTGCAGCGCTTGGCAGACCTGAGCAAGGCTGCCGAAGGGGAGGGCAAGTACGCCGCTGCCGTGGCCGCCGAGATCGCCAGGGGCAAGGCGAGCGGCCTGTATGTCGAGAAGACGGAGATCACTGGGGCGAACGGTGGCCCGGTCCGAAGCGTGACCATGACAGCCGAGAAGTTTCAGGAGCTGGCGCGGAATGTAGCGGCCGAGGTCTGAGGTGCGCGAGTACAGCCCGGAAGAGTGGTTCGCCGCCGCCGAGTTGGCGCGCGCCGACCTCTACTTCTTCTCCCGCTGGATGTTCCTGCAACGCAGGCGCTTCCAGTGGATGCGCAGCCCGCACCACAAGATCGTCTGCGATGCGCTGATGCGGGTTTTCCGGGGCGAGTGCACCCGGCTGATCATCAACATCCCGCCCCGGTACTCCAAGACCGAGCTTGCGGTGGTGAACTTCATCGCGTGGGCGCTCGGCCAGGTGCCGGACGCCGAATTCATCCACGCCAGCTACTCCTCAACGCTGGCTACCAATAACAGCGCCGCGGTGCTGGGCATGGTGCAGCACGAGGCCTTCAAGGAGATCTTCCCCGCCTGCGAGCTGGCCAGCGAGGCGAAGAGCCACTGGAAGACCACGGCAGGCGGGGTGATGTACTCGGCCGGCGCTGGCGGCACGATCACCGGCTTCGGCGCTGGCAAGCACCGGCCAGGATTCGGTGGCGCGATCATCATCGACGACCCGCACAAGCCCGATGAGGCCCGGTCGGACGTGATGCGCCAGAACGTGCTGGACTGGTTCCAGAACACGCTGGAGAGCCGCAAGAACTCGCCGCAGACGCCGATCATTCTGATCATGCAGCGCCTGCATGAGGATGATCTGGCTGGCTGGCTGCTCAAGGGTGGCAATGGCGAGGTCTGGGAGCATGTCTGTCTGCCAGCCATCCAGGAGGATGGTTCCGCACTCTGGCCCGCGAAGCACGAAATCGACACGCTGCACCGCATGGAGCGCGCGGCGCCATACGTCTTTTCCGGGCAGTACCAACAGCGTCCAGCGCCCGCCGACGGCGGCATCTTCAAGCCAGATGCCATGCCGGTCATCGAGGCGTTGCCGATCGGGCGCATCACATGGGTGCGTGGCTGGGACTTGGCTTCCACGATCGACGGCGACTACACGGCCGGCGGGAAGATCGGGCGCCTGGAGGATGGGCGCTATGTGATCGCCGACATGACGCGGTTGCGGGTCGGACCAGATGAGCGTGACACCGCCATCATCAATACCGCTGGGCGCGACGGGCGCGCGACCAAACAGAGCATCCCGCAAGACCCGGGGCAGGCCGGCAAGACACAGGTGCTGTATCTGACGCGCCAACTTGCGGGTTTCAAGGTTCACACATCGCCAGAGACGGGCGACAAGATAACCCGGGCCGAGCCATTGGCGGCGCAGATCAATGTGGGCAACGTGCTCATGCTGAAGGCGTCATGGAATGACGAGCTGATCAACGAAATGCGGATGTTCCCGAACGGATCGCATGACGACCAGATTGATTCGCTCTCACGGGCATTCGCCGAGCTGATTGCTCCGCGCACCTCGTTCTTTGGATAACGCATGTTCAACTGGCTCTTCCGCAAACCTGCTGCCGCGCCAGTTCCTGCTCCCCGCGTGGGCGGAGGGTTCTTCAGCACGCACAACTTCGACGGTCTGGGCTCGCCAGTGGTGAAGCTCGGGGACGTGCTGGCGAAGCTGATTCGAGGCCTACCGAAAGCCCGCTCGATTGGGGCGCAGGACGACAGCGAGGGGGCGAGCCTGCTGAAGATTGCAGCGCAGCCCGCCTCGATCCCTGAGGTGCTGGCGCTTTGGTACGCAAGCCAAACGTTCATTGGCCATCAGCTGTGTGCGATCTTGTCCCAGCACTGGCTGATCAACAAAGCATGCTCGATGCCGGGCCGCGATGCAATCCGTCAGGGCTTCGACGTGGTGAGCATCGATGGCGACGACCTCGACCCAGCGGCTCTGAAGATCATGCGCCGTTACGACCGGGCGATGCGGCTGAATTGGAACCTGGAGCAGTTCGTGCGCATGGGCCGGATCTTCGGCATCCGCATTGCACTGTTCAAGGTGGACTCCACCGATCCAGACTACTACGAGAAGCCATTCAACATCGACGGCGTGACGCCTGGAAGCTATCGCGGCATCGTGCAGGTTGATCCATACTGGACCGCCCCCGAGCTGGACCAGAATGCAGCCGCGCAGCCCGACACGGTGCATTTCTACGAGCCGACGTTCTGGCTCATCAATGGCAAGCGGCACCACCGGTCGCACCTGATCGTTTTCCGCAACTCTGACCCGCCAGACCTGCTTAAGCCGGCGTACCTCTACGGAGGGATTCCAGTTCCGCAGCAGATCATGGAGCGTGTCTATGCGTCCGAGCGCGTGGCGAACGAGGCCCCGCAGCTGGCTCAGACGAAGCGCACGAACGTCTGGAAGACGGACATGGGGCAGTTCCTGGCCAAAGGCGACGAAGCCGTAGAGGCCCTGAATCGCTGGGTGTACTTCCGTGACAACTATGGCGTGAAGCTGGGCGACATGGAGGGCGATGAGTTCGAGCAGTTCGACACGTCGCTGGCCGACTTGGATTCGGTCATCATGACCCAGTACCAGTTGGTCGCAGCTGGCGCCAACGTGCCGGCGACGAAGCTCCTGGGCACGACCCCGAAGGGCTTCAATGCCACAGGCGAGTACGAAGAGGCGAGCTACCACGAAGAGTTGGAAAGCATCCAGTCTCACGACCTGACGCCCTTCATCGAGCGTCACCATGCGCTGGTGCAGAAGTCCTACGTGCTGCCCAAGATCGGCGGCGAGATGATCGAAACCACGGTCGCCTGGCGTCCGCTGGACAGTCCCACTGCCAAGGAGTTGGCCGACACCAACTTGGTGAAGGCGCAGACCGGTGCTGCGCTCATCGCATCTGGAGCACTCTCGAGCGAGGACGAGCGGCGCCGGATCGCTTTGGACCCAGATGGCGGCTACAACGACCTTGGGCTGGACGACCTTCCGGCCGAGTCAGAAGATGACGGAGACGAATAAGCGGCTCGAGGGCGGCATCCTCCGCCCGAACGTGGCGATCCAGCAAGAGTACGTGAGCGCCATCCTGACGATGGTTCGCCGTCTTGGCGACGACATCAAGCGTGAGATGAAGCGTGTGTTCGCAGAGAGCACGCACCACGGCGCCATGGACGATGAGAAGGGCGGCGCCTTCGGCAATGTGAGTTCTCAGGCTCGGGTCGCTCTGAATGGCCTGGTGGACAAGTACGAGCCGCTATTCAACCGTCTCGCCAAGAGATCGACGAAGCGGATGATCTCGCGGACCGTGAAGAACAGCGCGGTCACGCTGGGCATGTCTCTCAAGGAGTTGTCCGGCCGCGTGACCCTGGACACGAACGTTCTGAACGATCGTCTACAGGAGATCGTGACCGCGAGCACGGCAGAGGCTGCGAATCTGATCAAGCTGATTCCGTCGAAGTACCTGGGCGCGGTCCAAGGACAAGTCATGCGCTCCATCACCACTGGTGGCGGCCTGCAGACGCTCTTGCCATACCTGACGGAAAAGTACGACCAGAACATCCGCCACGCGCGCAATGTGGCGATGGACCAGACGCGCAAGGCCTACAACAACATCAACGCCGGGCGCATGCAGGCCATCGGCGTGAAGGAGTTCGAGTGGATACACACGGGCGGCACGCAGCACCCGCGGAAGGACCACATCGAGCTCGACGGCAAGACCTTCAGCCTGGATGACCTGCCTGTGATCGGTGAGATGTATGGGCAGGTTGTTCGCGGAAAGCCTGGGGACCTGCCGTTTTGCCGGTGCGTGATGCGGCCGATTGTTTCGTTTGGGGTGTGACATGACTGAAGCAATGGACTCCGCGCGAGTGCCAGATATCAACGGCTGGCCCGAGATTCGGTCCAACCCCCTGAGCAAGGTGGGTGTGTTCCCGTATTCAGGGCGCTCGATCCCCGGCGCCCCAGAGCCTGACCGCGCCTACAACGTGCTCCGGCCCGCGGAAGAGCTCTCTGACCCCGAGTGCATCCAGTCCTTCAAATTGCTGCCGTGGATCGACAACCACGTGATGCTGGGCAACGAGGATGACGGGCTCATGCCGGCCGAGAAGAAGGGCGTGCAAGGTGTCATCGGCGAAGAGGTCTATTTCGAAGGCGACACGCTCTTCGGAAATCTGAAAGTTTTTTCCCAATCCCTGGCGAATCTGATCGAGGCCGGGAAGAGGGAGTTGTCGTGCGGCTATCGCTGTGTGTACGAGTGGACCTCGGGCGTTTTCAACGGCCAGGCCTACGAAGTCATTCAGCGGCGCATTCGCGGCAATCACCTGGCTCTGGTCGAGTCCGGGCGAATGGGGCCAGACGTAGCAGTTCTGGACGGCTCCGCACTCGATCATTTCGTGTTCACCCTTGATTCGAAGGATATTGCAATGGCTGAAGAAAAGAAGGACGGCGAAGCCGGGGGCATGTCCCTCGAAGACGCCATCAAGGCGATCGAGGGCCTGATGCCCGCGATCAAGATGCTGCAAGACGCGGCTGCTGGCAAGGCTGCTGCCGAAGCTGCAGCCAACCCTGATGCGGCGGCTGCCGTGGACAAGGACCCGGACGACAAGCCGGAGCCGGAAAAGAAGGACGAGCCAGCGAAGGAAGAGCCTGAGAAGAAGGAAGGCGCGGCCATGGACGCGGCCACCACCTTCAAGGCGTTCGCTGCCCAGTTCGCTGCGCGCGACAAGCTCGCCGAGCAGCTTTCCTGGCACGTCGGCACCTTCGACCACTCCGAGATGACCGCGGAGGACGTCGCCGCCTATGGCGTGAAGAAGCTCGGCCTGACCGCACCCAAGGGGCAGGAGGCCGCCGTGCTGGCTGGCTTCCTCCAGGGTAAACCGGACCCGCGCAAGACCGCCCGCACCCAAGCTGCCGTCATGGATTCGTCCAAGAGCGACAACTTCGTCAACCGTCACCTGAACAAGGGGCAATGAAATGTTCCAAGCAACTGTCAACGTCAACCTCGCATTCGGCGTCCCTGGCGAACTGATCGAGGACGGCCCCCAGCGTGCCGAATCGCTGATCGTCAACTCCAACGGCGCCAGCCCGAACGTCATCGGCTACGCCTACACGAAGTCGAACACCACGAACGTGGCCAAGGTCGGCGGCGTGGTGAACCAGGGTGCAGCCGTCGTCACCGCTTCGATCGCGGGCACGGTCATGACGGTCACCGCGGTCACGTCGGGCAACCTGGCGGTTGGCCAGACCCTGACCGGCTCCGGCGTTACCGCTGGCACGACCATCGTGGGCCTCGGCACTGGTACTGGCGGCGCCGGCACCTACAACGTTAGCGCCTCGCAGACCGTGGCATCGACCACGATTACCGGCGCGGGTGCAGCCGCGGTATTCGCCGGCATCCTGGCGAACCCGAAGGCCTACGCGACCTCGGGCGGCTCGACCGGCGCGCTTGCTCCGACGCTCGCGCTGCTGGACAACGCTCAAGGCGAGTTCCTGACCATGGGCAACGTGGTCGTCGCCATCACTGGCTCCGCCAACATCGGCGACCAGGTGCAATACAACGCCATCACCGGCGCGCTCTCCTGCGTCGCCCCGGGCGCATCCGCTTCGGCGGGCAACATCCTGGTGCCCAACGCATCGGTGTGGCGCTTACCCACTTCGGCCTCCGGCCTCATCGCCATTCGCCTGACCAACTGAGCGAGGACTGAAACATCATGAACCAGAGCATCGAACACAGCCACATCGGTCCGCGCCAAGTCGGCCCGGTCGCGATGGACGCCAATGACGTGGAGGACTACACGGCCCTCTCGCGCATGGGCATCAACTTCTCGCCCGCACTCGTCGCTCGCATGGCCCAGGCCATTGCGATGGACGACCAGCAAGGCGGCCAGACGACGCCCAGCATCACGACGCCGATCCAGTTCCTCCAAAACTGGCTGCCGGGCTTCGTGCGCATCAACACCGCCGCTCGCAAAATCGACGAGCTCATCGGCCTCACGACCTCCGGCTCGTGGGAAGACGAGGAAGTCGTGCAGGGCGTGCTGGAAAACGTCGGCAACGCCCAGCCCTATGGCGACTACACCAACGTTCCGCTGGCGAGCTGGAATGTCAACTTCGAGCGCCGCACCGTCGTGCGCTTCGAAAAGGGCATCAAGGTCGGCATGCTGGAAGAGGCGCGCGCAGCTCGCATCCGCATGAACACCGCTGCAGAGAAGCGCACCAGCGCCTCCCTGGCCCTGGAAATCCAGCGCAACCTGGTTGGCTTCAACGGCTACAACAACGGTGCGAACCGCACCTACGGCTTCCTCAACGACCCGAGCCTTCCGGCCTACTACACGGTGCCCGTCGGCGCTTCTTCGTCCACCCTGTGGTCGAGCAAGAAGTTCCTCGAGATCACCGCCGACATCCGCACGGCCGCGGCCACGCTGCAGACCCAGTCGCAAGACACGATCAACCCCGAGGACGTGGAGATCACCCTGGCGATCGCCACGGCGGTCTACCAGTACCTGTCGGTGGTGTCGGACTTCGGCATCTCGGTACGCCAGTGGATTCGTGAAACCTACCCGAAGATGCGCGTCGTGTCGGCTCCTCAGCTGAACGCTGCCAATGGTGGCGCCAACGTGGGCTACATGTACGCCGAGCGCGTCGACGACGGTGCAAGCGACGACAGCCGCGTCTGGATCCAGGTGGTGCCGGCCAAGTTCCAGGCGCTGGGCGTGGAGAAGAACTCCAAGTCCTACGTCGAGGACTACAGCAACGCCACCGCCGGCGTGATGCTCAAGCGCCCCTACGGCGTCGTTCGTTTCAGCGGCATCTGATCGCCGCATCCCCCTCAAGGCCTCGCGCTCACCCGCGGGGCCTTTTCATTTGTGTGCCTTGCTCCGAGCAGGGCGTTGAATCTCAAGGCTTCCAAATGGGCAAAAAAGCATTCGTCTTCTCCACGCTGGCCAATGACCAGAAGTACATCAACTGGGTGCCGGGTGGTGGCGATGTGAGCATCCCCGGCCGAGCCATCCTGATCAAGGGTGGCGCTGGCATTGCAAACGATCGCTTCATCACGCCTCTGGGCGTCATGACGGAAATCGACGAGGACGACATCGCCGTGTTGGAAGCTAACCCGGGATTCAAGCAGCATGTGCAGGGTGGCTTCATCACGGTGCAGAAGCGCTCCGCCGATGCGGAAAAGGTGGCAGCCGACATGAACCGCGCCGATCCCTCGGCGCCGAAGACACCTTCAGACTACACGGGCGACGGCAGCAGCGACCTCGAAGCCAAGCCCAAGGACTGAGTGCCATGGCGGCCCATGTGTTCGACGTGACGGCGTTCAAGGCGCAGTTCCCGGAATTCGCGACGACGGACCCATCTGCGTTGAATGGCTATTGGGCGATGGCGACCCAGTACATCACCTCGGCTGATGGATGCCTTTTCTACGGCGATGCGCTGCAACTGGCGCTCAACCTGATGACGGCACACCTCGCCAAGCTGATGACGGACATCGCTGCCGGCAATACCCCGGGCGGCCCATCTACGGGCGCATCGGAAGGCAGCGTCAGCATTTCCATGGCTCCGCCACCCTTCCGCAATGGGTGGCAGTTCTGGCTTTCGACGACGCCTTACGGGCAGCAGCTGTGGGCGCTCCTTTCGGTTCGATCGGCCGGCGGCTTCTATATCGGCGGCAGCCTCGAGCGAGCGTCTTTCCGCAAGGCCGGCGGGGTGTTCTGATGAAGCAGCTGGACCTCTCCAAGATCCAGGCGCGGCTCCAGTCGATTCCGGAGGGGTTTGAGGGCCGCGTTGCGCAGGTCGGGTGGTTCGAGTCGGCGCAGTACCCCGACGGCACGCCTGTTGCGTATGTCGCAACGATTCAAGAGAACGGCGCGCCCGCGCAAGGAATTCCGCCTCGCCCCACCATCAAGCCGACCATTGAAAAGCGCAAGGGCGCGTGGGTAAAGCTCATGGGCGAGGGTGTAAAGGCGGTCGTCGCAGGCCAGGCAAAGGCCGCAGACGTGCTGGAAGGGGTCGGACTCCAGGCGGCCGGTGACATTCGCCGTGCCCTGGCTGATCTTGATTCGCCCCAGTTGAGCCCAACGACCATCTTGCTTCGCAAGTGGCGCCGTGAAGGCCGCGTCATCACCGGTAAGACGGTGGGCGAAGCAGCGGCGGCAGTCGCTGCTGACCCGAGCCTGATTGCTGGCGTGAATGCGGACCCATTGAATGACACGGGGCTGCTCATCGCCACCTTGACGAACGCAGTAGGCAAGACCGAATGATCAATGTGCGCGCCATCGCGAACCGCTCGATACAGACGGTCAACCCGGACATTCAGGCCACGCTGCTGCGCAGCAACGGCTACGTGACAGCGCCTGGCGGTGTTCGAACGCCCGTATTCCAGACCTTCACCGGGATGATCCAGGTGCAGGGTGTCAGCGCCAAAGATCTCGAGCACATCGACTTCCTGAACATTCAGGGGGTCTTGCGCACGGTCTACCTGCGCGGCAACTGGGCTGGCGTCGTGCGCGCGGACCAGAAAGGCGGCGACATCATGAAGTTCCCGCAGATCCCGGGCGCCGCGATTCAAGACTGGCGCGTGGTGAGCATCAAGGAGACTTGGCCGGACTGGTGCAGCGTCATCGTGAACCTCCAGACGACGGTGGCGTCATGACCGCGGCTGTCACGCCGACTCAGGCCGCGATGTTCGTGGCGCTTCAGGCCTTCATCATAGACGTGCTGGGCCTCGATATTGACCATGTGGTGCAGGGTCTAGGGAATGGAGTTCCCATGCCCCTCAATGGCTTCGTCGCCATGACACAGATCATGCAGACCCGGTTGGCCACCAACGTGGACGCCTACAACGACCCGACTCCAACGACAGGGACAAAGAATTCCCAGCAATCGACACAGGTGACGGTGCAGCTGGACTGCTACGGCCCCAACGCTGAAGATTGGGCTTCCATCCTTTCCACGCTGCTGCGTGACGAATACGCCTGCATCTCCCTGGCGCCCAGCGTGCAGCCCCTGCATGCCGATGACCCGCGCTTGATGCCACTGATCGACGGCGAGCAGCAATATGAGCAACGCTGGACGGTCAATGCCGTCTTGCAGATCAACCCGGTGGTTTCGACGCCGATGCAGTTCTTCGATGAGGCCAATGTCGGCCTGATTGAGGTTGACGCGACCTACCCCGCGACATCCTGACCTTTTTCAGCCCCAGCAAGGCTGCTTTCGAGCGGCCTTTTTCATTTCAAAGGTGAATTCATGGCAACCATCCCCGCCAGCCAATTGGTTTCAGTGCAACCCGGCGTTGTCGGCACGGGCGGCTCGCCGCTGTCGCTGAACAGCGTTGTCCTGACTCAAGACACGTCGATTCCGATCGGCACCGTTCAGCCGTTTCCCACGGCACTGAGCGTGTCCAACTGGTTTGGTGCGAGCTCGCCCGAGGCGGCGATCGCCAACGTCTACCTCCTGGGCTTCGACAACTCCAACATCAAGCCGGGCCAAATCTACTTTGCGCAGTACCCCACTGCGCCCGTCGCAGCCTACCTTCGTGGTGGCAGCATGGCGGCCGTTACGCTGGCGACCCTGAAGACATTCTCTGGCACGCTCTCGCTCACCGTTGACGGGACGCTGAAGACCTCGTCGGCCATCAACCTGTCTGCCGCCACGAGCTTCAGCAACGCCGCCACGATCATCGCCGCCGGCTTCACGGGCGGCCCGAACGTTACATACGACACGCTGCGTCAGGCCTTCGTGCTGACCTCGGCCACCACGGGCGCCTCTTCGACCATCACTGTTGCGGGGGGCACTCTCGCCGCAAGCCTTCTACTGACGACCGCGACTGGCGCGGTGACCTCGCAAGGGGCGATCGCCAGTGTGCAGTCCACGTTCATGAACGCCGTCACCCAGGTCACCCAGAACTGGGCCACCTTCATGACGGTTTGGGAGCCGGTCCTGGCGGACAAACTGCTGTTCGCGGTCTGGGCGAATGCGCAGAACCAGCGCTACGCCTATGTGTGCTGGGACAGCGACATCACTGCGACTCAGTCCGGCAATACCACGTCCTTCGGGCCGCAGGTGATCGCCGCCAACTACGACGGCATCATCCCGGTGTATCCATCGGCGCAGAAGGCCGCGTTCATTTGCGGCACGGCGGCGTCCATCGACTTCACGCAGCTCAACGGACGCATCACCTTCGCGTTCAAGGGGCAGTCCGGCCTGCTGGCCGACGTGACGGACCCGACCATCGCCCAGAACCTGATCGCCAACGGCTACAACTTCTACGGCGCCTACGCGACCGCGAACCAAGCCTTCACGTTCCTGCAGCCGGGCTCGACGCCTGGCAAGTGGAAGTGGATCGATGCCTACATCAACCAGATCTACCTGAACAGCCAGTTCCAGCTCGCGCTGATGACGCTGCTGTCGTCGATCAAGTCGCTGCCCTACAACACACTCGGCTACGGCCTTGTCTCTGCCGCCTGCCAGGACCCGATCAACCAGGGGCTGAACTTCGGTTCGATTCGCTCTGGCATCCCGCTCTCGGCGCAGCAAGCCGCCAGCGTGAACATGGCGGCTGGCGTTCCCATCGATCAGGCGCTGACGAACTACGGTTACTACCTGCAGGTTCTTCCCGCCACCGCCCAGGTGCGCGGCCTGCGCCAGTCGCCCCCGTGCACCTTCTGGTACACGGACGGCGGCTCGATCCAGAAGATCAACCTCGCAAGCATCGACGTGATGTAAGCCAGTACGAACGACCACCCAAGGAATCACCATGGCAACTCCGAAAACCATCACGTCCGCGAACTCGATCTTCCTGCTGTCAGTCGCCGGGGTCTTCAACACGCCCCAGCAACTGCAAGGCTTCGCGGCCGACGCTGCTTTTGCCTTCGACTCGGTGGACCCTGCCGAGGTTGTCATGGGCGTGGACGGCAACATGTCGGCCGGCTACGTGCCCTTCATGACTCCGCAGACGATTTCGATCATGCCGGACTCGCCCAGTCTCACGCTGTTCGAAACCTGGCTGAATGCCAACATCACGGCAGGCGACGTGTTCTTCGCGAACGGTCAGATTTCGCTGCCTTCCATCGGCCGCAAATACGTCCTGACTCGAGGTGTCCTGACGAGTGCCAAGGCCGCCCCGGACGCAAAGAAGGTTCTGCAGGCGATCGAATACAAGATCACTTGGAACTTCGTCGAGTCCACGAACGTCTGATGAGGAGCCTATGGCACGCAAGCAGGCAATGGTGACCATCACCACAGAAGGGCGTGATCAGGGCAAGGTGTTCGTGATCACCGAGATGCCGGCGGCTCAGGCAGAGGAATGGGCTGGCCGAGCGCTGTTCGCGATGCTGAACGCGGGCGTTGAGATCCCGGAAAACATCGCTGGGGGCGGCTTGGCTGGAGTCGCATCTCTCGGCATCAGTGCGCTCACGAAGGTGCCATTCGATGCGGCAAAGCCCCTGTTGGATCAGATGTTCACGTGCGTGAAGATCAAGCCGAGCCCGACCGTGGTGCGCGACCTGATTGAGGACGACATCGAAGAAGTCTCGACACGGTTGCGACTTCGCAAGGAGGTGTGGAACCTCCACGTGGATTTTTCTACCGCCGCCGGCTCATCGACTTCGGGCCAAGCCTCGGCGGCAGCGACCAGCGCCTGATCAGCTACGAGAACATCCCCAGCGCAGTCGGGCGCGTCGTCTCGCACAAGTTCGCCACGCTGCACGAGCTGCAGACGGTCTATGGTGCGGAAGACCTCTACAACCTGCTGGAGGTGATCGCCGTGGATAACTACAACAACAACGTGCGCAGCGACAAGGACTGATATGGCAACCGTCATCGATGCTCTGATCGTCACGCTGGGCCTGGATTCAGCCAAATTCAAGAAGGGCGCCAAGGAGACGAACGAGGCGCTGGACAAGACTTCCGAGAAGGCCAACAAGACCAACAAAGACATGGAAGCGTGGGGCAAGAACGCCGCGGCGTCGATGTCCAAGCTTCGCAATGAAGTGCTCGGATTGCTGGCGGTCTTCACCGCGGGCGTGGGCATCAAGCAGTTCGTGGAGAACACTATCTCCTCGACGGCAAGCTTGGGGCGGATGTCGCAGAACCTGGACATGTCGGCGAAGTCCCTTGCTCAGTGGCAGCTGGCGAACAAGAACGCTGGCGGCTCGGTTGAGGGGATGACAGCGCAGCTCCAAGAGGCGCAGAAGGCCGTCTCCGACTATCGCCTGGGAATCTCGAATTCGGCGAACGCTGGTTTCTGGGCCACGGGTCTGGCCAAGGATTCAGACTTCAAGAATGCGGAATCGCTCCTGCGCGCGCGTGCCAACGCAGTGCAGACGATTACGGCCAAGTGGGGTGTTGGCATTGGCCGCACGAAGGCCGCAGAGATGGGGATCAGCGAGGACACGTTCAACCTGCTGAAGCAAGGCGCCAGTCAAGTTGACAGGATTCGCGACTCGGTTTCCAAGCTCGCTGAAGCGCAAGCCAAGGCATCAAGCGGAGCCGAGGCCTTCCGGCAAAAGTGGGATCTCGTCCAAGGGAAGCTGCAGGCCGTCGGCGTCACGATCGTCTCCAGGCTACTCCCATACCTTGAGCGCTTTGCAACGTGGCTTGACCAAAATCAGGACAAGATCGAAGCGTGGGCGACCAAGGCTGTCACGGCCATCGAGGGCTTCGTAAAGTGGGCCGACAAGGCTGCTGAATCCATCGGCGGCTGGAAGAACGTGCTGATCGCCCTCCTAGCTCTCAATGTCCTCTCGGCAGTGGCGCCATTTGTCGCGCTGGCCGCATCGCTCCTGAGCGTCGGCAATGCCTTGGGAGTGATCGGCGGGACCGCTGGAACCAGCGCCTTGGCAGTGCTGGGTAAGCTGGGGGCATCTGCCGCGGCGCTCGGCGGCGGCTATTGGCTCGGCTCCAAAATGAACGACAAACTGGGGGAGTCTGACACCGGGCGGTCCATCCAGAAAGCCATTGGCGATGCCGGGCTCCGGATCTTCCGTAACGCCACCTTCGGCCTCTTCGAGCGCGAGGGGGTGTCGCTTTCTGCCGATTCGCAGGCTCGTGCCGCCTTGGCGGCCGGAGTGCCCAACTCGCCGCCTAGCACTTCAGCGGCGTCCGCGAGCGGTTCCGGACCCGCGGCGTTCGCCGCCAAGTACGGTGCTGCCGCAGCGAAAGCCGGCGCTGCGTTGGGCGTGGACTCTCGAGCAATTCTGGGACAGTGGGGCCTGGAGACGGGTTGGGGTAAGTCGATCATCCCGGGCACCAACAACTTGGGCAATATCAAGGACTTCTCTGGCGGTGGCGTCTCGGCCAAAGACAACATGACGGGCAGCGTTGACAAGTACCGCGCGTACCCGTCGGCGGAAGCTTTCGCTGAGGATTACGTCTCGCTGGTCAAGCGAAAGTATCCTGGTGCAGTGGGCGCGACTTCGCCAGAGGCATTTGCGCAGGCCCTGAAGAAGGGCGGCTATGCCGAGGACCCCGCCTATGTGGCCAAGATGGCGCGCGCCGCCCAGATGGCAGGCATGAGTGGCGCTGTGGGTGCGTCCAATGCAAGTCAGGTTTCGCAGGCCGCAGGCACTCGCTCGAGCGTGAGGAACAATTCCTCGACCACAACGGTGGAAACGAACTTCAACGGCCCCATCACCGTGACGACCCAGGCCAAGGATGCCGAGGGAGTTGCTGGAGGAATGGAGCAGGCTTTGGGGCGGCGTACTTTCGCCGCTCAGGCCAACGTAGGGCTTGCCTGATGCCTTTGATCCAGTTCCCTGATGTGCCTGATGTGCCAGGCGTTCCGGCATTGATTCGTAACCTAGCCGCGCCTGTCGTCAACGCTGTTCTGAGTCCGTTGGGCTCGGCGGTCGTTGACGCGGCGCTGACGAGGCCTGTCTGGGGAATCTTTGACCAGAACGGGGCGAAGGTGCTGAATCCGGATTCATTCCTTGGGATCGACTTCCATCAGGACACGCGCGTTTCGACGTATCCCCAGGAGCAGGGCGCCTTTGCCAGCTACAACAAGGTTGGAACACCCTACGACTGCCGCATCCGGATGGCCGTGGGGTCTGACGAAACCGCCCGCACAGCTTTCTTGGCGACTTGCGATGGAATGCTGAACAGCACGGACCTGTTCTCCGTCGTCACTCCCGAGGTGACTTACCCGCGGGCCACGCTCCAAAGCTACGACTACCGCCGCACCGACAAGAACGGCGTCAGCATGTTGACCGTGGAACTCGACTTCATCGAGGTGCGCATCACGGCCACGGCCGATTTCTCTCAGATCGACGAGCCGCAGGAGCCGTCCGCGGCTGACCCCGTGAGCGACGGCCAGGTGCAGGCCACTCCAGTGACGCAATCGACTGTTACCGCGGTCGATTTGCCTCCGCTTCAGACTGGCGGCGTGACAGGATCATGGTGAAGCAATGAAGACCATCCCATTGCAGGCGGTTCCGTCGCAGACGCTGAACGTGTTGCTGAACCAGCAGCAATGTCAGATTGCGGTCTACCAGAAGACCACGGGCCTGTTCTTGGATCTGGCGATCAACAACAGCCCGGTCGTGACCTCGGTGATCTGCCGGGACCGCACCAGGCTGGTCCGGCAGGTCTACCACGGCTTCAGCGGGGAGCTCGCCTTTGCCGACATGCTGGGCCGCGATGACCCGGATTACACGCAGCTCGGCAGCCGCTTCGTCCTGGTGTACCTGGAGCCGGCCGACTTACTTTAGAGGCTGGAACTGCGACTGGAAGTCGAACATGCACCGCGATGAAACAGCAAGTTCATTGGTGGCGATGGGCTCCAGAGCGAAATTCGGATCAAAGTAGACGCCGTTGATCAGCTCTTTCATCCGCTTGTCGGTAAGGAAGTTCTTCTCGTTGTTGGGGAACAGGCGCTTCATTTTCTTGAAGGTCACTTCCGGCGGCGTGTTCTGGTTCCGTGATCCAACAGCCTGGGACAGGAAGAACGCGAAGTCACGGCAGTACTTCTGCTTTTCCATGACCGCGCGTTTTTCGACCGCGGTCATTTGAGGGGACTGGCCGTTGTTGAGTGCCAGCTGAAGCTCTTTGATTCGCTCGTTGCTCACGTCTGCGACGGTGGGCCCGTTCGACTGCGCCGCAGCGTTCAGTGCCACGAGCAAGAGGGCTGTAGCAACTTTTCCTGGATGCATTAATGACTCCATTCGTGAAGCGAAAGATTGATGTGACGATCAATCTTGGCGAGGGTGCATTTGGCGAGCAGAAAGGTCCGGATGTAACGCTTTCTGGTCACAGAGTATCGCTAAGTCTGGCCCTTATGGGCGGTGAATCACAACCGGCGTCGCACATGCGGATCTTCGGCATGCCCCTGGACCGGATGAACCAACTGACCTGCATTGGAACGGTTCAGCAGGAGATTCGGAAGGCACAAGTGCTCATCGCAGCAGGCGACGAGGGCGGCCCGATGTCCGTGGTCCACATGGGGACGATCCTCACAGCGTTTGCGGAGATGAACTCGGCGCCGGAGGTGGCTTTCGATGTCACCTCCCAGACGGGGCTCTTTGAGGCCGTGAAGCCAGTGAATGCCAGGAGCTACAAGGGGGCGGCTGACGCGGCCGACATCATGAAGGACTTGGCCGGAGACATGGGTGTCGCATTTGAGAACAACGGCGTTTCCGTGATCCTTCAGAACCCATATTTCCCGGGATGCTCCCTGGCGCAGGTTCAGCGCTGTGCAAACGCTGCACGGATCGACTACTCGCTAGACCGGGGGACATTGGCAATCTGGCCGAGGACCGGAGCGCGAAAGCTCAGCGGTGACATCCGAGTCGCCAAGGACACGGGAATGGTGGGCTACCCCACGTTCAGCAGCCAAGGGATCATGGTGCGCACGCTCTTCAATCCTGATGTAGTCCTCGGGGCATCAATCAGCGTCGAAACGGACCTGACCCCCGCGAAGGGGCGCTGGAAGGTTGTTGGCTTGGCCCACACGCTCGAGAGTGAAGTGCCCAACGGCGCTTGGTTCACCGACATGTATTGCAACCGGGACTTTGCCAATGAGTGACCAAGGCTACGCCGGGCAGCAGAGGCTTTCCGATTCACTCGGGGACTTCAATCCGGTCCGGGCCATTGTGATGGCTCTCATGTCGCAGATGTTCACTGCGACTGAAGCGCGCGTCGTCGCCTGCACGAACAGCGGCGGCCTCTCGCCTGTGGGATTTGTCGATGTGCAGCCATTGGTGAATCAGCTCAACGGAGAGGGCAAGGCCACGCCCCACAACATCCTGCATAACCTGCCGTACTTCCGACTTCAGGGCGGCAAGAATGCTGTGATCATCGATCCAGAAGTGGGAGACATCGGCATCGTGGTGTTCGCAGACCGCGACATCTCGGGCGTGAACAACAGCAAGGATCAGGCAAACCCAGGGTCTGGCCGTCGTTTCGACATGGCGGACGGAATGTTCATTGGCGGAGTGCTCAATGGCACCCCTGAGCAGTATGTGCAGTTCAACGGCGGTGGCATCCACGTTCACTCGCCCACAAAGATCAAGCTGACAGCCCCTGACATCGAGATCACTGCCGACAACTCGATCAAAAGCACTGCCACGACGGTACAGACGACAGCGTCGGCATCGATCACGGACAACGCGCCCATTGCAACAACGAACGCCCCAGTCATCGGATTGAACGGCAACGTGACCCAAACCACTGGCGGTGGAACAGCTGGCGTCACGATGCAAGGCCCGGTGCATGTGATCGATCAGATCAAGTCCGACACTGAGGTCATTGCGGTAACCACGCCTCTGCACACGCACGCTCATACTGGCGTTACGTCGGGCGGCGCCAATACGGGTGGACCGACACCATGAAATCGCTACTTCTCGATCGCACAGCGTGGGATTTGGTGCTCGACGCTGCCGGGAACATTGCCGTTTGCACAGAGCCCTATGCCATCGCCCAGGACGTGGCCAACGCTTGCCGGCTGTTCGCTGGTGAACTCTGGCTCGACACGACCAAGGGAATCCCGTACTTCAGCGAAGTCCTCGGCCATCAGCCCCCGCTTGCACTGGTCCGATCTCGTCTCGTTGAGGCCGCGCTGACGGTCCCAGGCGTCGTATCCGCCCAGGTAGTGATCACGAAGTTCGAAGGCCGGACGATCACCGGGCAAGTGCAGTTCATCGACACCACTGGCGCATCCCAAGGCGTCACGTTCTAGGAATTTCGAATGCCCACTACCAACGTGCCAGGCGTGCAGTTCACGCCGGCAGGGATTGTGCTGCCCACCGCATCCGACATCTTGGCTGGGGTGCAGGCCGACCAGAACCTTGCCTTCGGTGGCGGCATGGCGCCTGCGCTCGAGACTCCGCAAGGTCAACTTGCATCAAGCACCACCGCGATCATCAGCGACAAGAACGACCAGATCGCTCTGCTGCGTAACCAGATGGACCCCGACCAGAACAGCGGAGTCTGGCAGGACGCGATTGCCCGCATCTACTACATCGATCGCAAGCCAGCGATACCGACAGCCGTGCAGTGCGACTGCATGGGCGCTGCCGGTGTGGTCATCCCAGTCGGCGCCCAGGCGAAAGACACGGCAGGCAACATCTATGTTGCGACAGCGTCCGGAACGATCCCTGTCAGCGGAACGATCTCTCTGCCGTTCGCCTGCACGGTGAATGGGCCTATCGTCTGCCCCGCAGGCACGCTGACGACCATTTACCAGTCGATTCCTGGCTGGGACCGAATCAACAACCCGGGCGATGGAGTGCCGGGGGCTGACGTGGAGAGCAGGGCGGATTTCGCCTACCGTCGCCAACAATCGGTGGCGCTCAACGCTAAGGGCTCGTTGCCTTCGATCTACGCCAACGTGTTCAACGTCGCCAACGTGATCGATGTGTGTGCGCGCGAGAACGTGACCAGCGCGACAGTGAACGTCGGAGCGACCAACTACCCCCTTGCGCCACATTCGCTTTACATCGCTGCCGTGGGTGGCGCAGCAGCAGACATCGCAAACGCGATCTGGTTGAAAAAGGACGTGGGCTGTGACTACAACGGCAACACGACCGTTAACGTCACCGACACGAGCGGCTACAACCTGCCGTATCCCACCTATGCGGTCAAGTTCATGACCCCGCCGTCGCTGCCGATCAAGTTCGCGGTGCAGATCGTCAACAGCCCGTTGCTGCCGTCGAACATTGTTGCCTTGGTGCAGAACGCGATCATCAACGCCTTCAGCGGCGCGGATGGGGGATCACGAGCCCGAATTGGGTCTCTGATCCTGGCCAGCCGCTACTACGGTCCGGTGTCCCTCGTGGACCCGTCCGTGTCGGTGCTCTCCATCCTGCTCGGAAGTTCGACGCCGACGCTGACCTCCCAGCTCATGGGCATCGACCAGTTCCCCACGGTCACGGCTGCCAACATCGCCGTCACGCTGGTCTGACATGCAGAACGTCGAGCAAACCATCATCTCGCAGTTTGCGAACAGCCCAACGCTGACGCAGCTGATCGAGAACATGAATGCTTATATCGACCCATCAGCCGATATTCAGGCGTTCTATGACTATTGCTGGAACGTGAACTCGGCTCAGGGATTCGGGTTGGACATCTGGGGGCGCATTGTTGGCGTTGGGCGCATCCTCAAGATACCCGCGAACCCGCCGCAGATCGGCTTCAAAAATGGCCCGGGTGTGCCGTTCAATCAGGCCCCCTTCAACGGCGGGATCCCATCCACACAGAACTACAGCCTGAGCGACGACGCCTATAGGACGCTGATCCTGGTCAAGGCATTGGCGAACATCTCCGACTGCAGCGCGCGCAGCTTCAATCAACTGCTGCAGAACCTGTTCGCAGGCCGTGGCCGCTGCTACGTGGTTGACACCGGAGCCATGACGATCCGCTACGTCTTCGAGTTTGCTCTGCAGCCCTTTGAGCAAGCCATCGTCCTCAACTCGGGCGTGTTCCCTCGACCGGCTGGCGTGCAGGGGTTCGCCATGCAGGTCAATGCATCCAACACCTTCGCCTTCAACGGGGGAAGCGGACAGCCCTTCGGACAAGGGGTGTTCAACAGCATGAGCAATCTTCTTCCGACCGCTTGAGATCTATCAGTTCTCTGCCACCAGCCGCCTCCGGGCGGCTTTTTCATTTCTGGGACACACATGCAACTCAGTTCTATCCCCGCGAAGATTGCCGCGATCTTTGCAGCATCGGCGCCGCCTACTGCTAAGAACACGATCCCGCTCACGCAAGCAGGGATCACGCAACCTGGTCAGGCCTCGTATGACGTTGGCTTTCCTGCGATCACGATGCAACCTGCGGCGTCGGGCGGTATCAACCCTTATGGGCAGGACTTCAATGGCATTTTGTTCTCGGCTACTGGGGTCGGAAATTGGATGTCTGCTGGTGGCGCGTTTCCGTATGACTCGGCGTTTGCTGCGGGCATCGGGGGCTATCCAAAGGGCGCGTTGCTGCTCCGCACTGATGGCACCGGATATTGGTTCAACACCGCCGACAACAACACCAATGATCCGGAAGGAGCAACGCCAACGGGATGGATTCCAGAGTGGCAGGCGGGGATCACGCCCGTCACCGGTCTGAGCAATTCCAACGTCACGCTGACTCCCCTTCAGTACGGCCGGCCCATCATCACGCTTGCTGGCACTTTGACGGGCAACGTTCAGATCATCTTCCCGAATGCGGCGATGCAGCAGTGGCTGGTGGTCAACAACACTACTGGCGCATTTACGCTGACGGTCAAGACGGCGGCGGGCACAGGAGTTGTCGTGCCTCAAGGCGGTGGAACTCGGCCAGTATGGTGCGATGGGACGAACATCAACAGCGCTACTCCGGCCAGTTCTCTGAACATTGCCAGATTTACGGCCAATGGGTCACTCGTTGTGCCTGCGGGTGTGACCACTATGTACCTGAGCGCTGCAGCTCCAGGGGGTGGCGGCGGCGGTGGTGGCG